CGGGTCTGCCGACAGCCACGCCAGCCAGGCCATGAGCGTCTGCCACATGTCACAGGCTCCTCGCGTGGCTGATCTGCGGCCAGCCGTCGCTGCCGATCTGCTGCTGGGCCGGCTCAAGCGGCTTAGGCGGCTCCTCGGCGAACATGGCGAGCCAGAGCAGGCTTTTAGCCCATTTGGCGATAAAACGCACCACAGGCCGCTCGTGCGGCCTCGGGCGGGCATCCTCGCTTGACGAGGCGAAATAAAACGCGCCGCCGGCCGCCAGGGCCATCAACAGCAATGCCGTTTTCCAGCTAATTTTCATCGAGCCAATCCCCGTGAGAAAGATCGCGATACCTGAAACCGTCGACGCCGCCGACAGCAAACGAATCCTCGCCGGCCAGCATCGAGTTGACAGTTGATTTATCGACCCAAAACGAGCCGTCGGGCTGGTCCTCTGGCCATTTTGGGCCGCCCACCCACGACGGGCCCCAGCTGTTGAGACACAGAAGGCCTGGCCGGCTGCCGTACCGGACCGCCACAAAGCACATGCAGTGGGCCCAGCGGCCGCTGCGGCTGCAAAACCCGTCGGCGTCGCGACGAGACGAAAACCCGACCATCGAGCAAACCGGCACCGGGTAGCCGCTCTCGATGGCCGCGGCGGCCTCGTCAAACGTCGTCACAAGCGCCACGTGCCGGCACGGGTGCTGTTTCGCAACCTCGTCGAGCCGGCCATCGTCGTCCCTGCCGCCATTGCCGTACGCTCCCCACTGCTTTGCCCGGTCTGCCGAGTACCGCGTAAGGTCGTGGCCGTCGTATGGCTGCCGCCACAGCACGCCCCAATCGCGGCACCAGCGAGCGGCAGCACCGCCGTAGCTGCCGTCGGACCAGCCCGCAAACGAGCGTCCTCGGGCCTCGCAGCGGCTCCCGCCGTAGACCGCCTCGGTCGCTGGGAACAGCGGCGGCTCGGGAATCTCACCCTCGGCCCAATCGACGGCAGCCGCCACGTAGACGCCGTGGGCCCAGCCCCAGCTCACACAATCGCCGATGCCCTGTTTGCCGACCACCCACGGCTCGCCATATCGTGCCAGGTGTGCCGCGTTGGCCGAGCGGTACAAAAACGTGTCGACGCCGCGGGCCTGGCGGATCGCGTCTCGGCCAGCGTCGGCGAACAGCGGCTGCTCGAGCTCGCGCAAAAACCGCTGTGTGCCAGCCGGGTCGGGATTGTAGCCGTACTCGCGCGTAACGTTCCAGCTGCGTGTGGCGGCAATCGCCGCCAGGCACAGCAGCACCGCGGCCACGTAGACTCGCAATGGCCTAGCGTGCAGCATCGCCGGCGGCCCTCGCGATTTCCCGGTACGAATCCACCCACGCGGCCCGCTTGGCGGCATCGACCGGGCCACCGGACGTGCCAAGCCGCTCGACCAGGTAATCGTCGATCGCGTCGCGGACCCGCGGCTGCCGGCTGCCGAGCGACTCGCCGCGCAATCGGCACTCGCGGGCCCGCGAACGCAGTTCGTCAAACGCCACGCCGGTCTTCAGGTATGGCTCATCCTGCTGCCCGTCCCACGCGATCTCCGCGGCGATCTCCGCGGCAAGTGCCGAGAGCACCGCGGCGTCGTCGGCGGCGGTCGGCCCGCGAAACAGGCCCACCAACTGCAGGTCGCCAGAGGGTGCCGGCTGCGGCTCGGGTGGCGTTTCGCTGCCGGCAAACATCCACGCAGCGGCCACCAGGGCGATCACGGCGGCAATTTTGGCTCGCAGGCTCATTCGTGGTCGCTCCCGGCCACCAAGGCGTGCGTGATCACCTCGATCGCGTTGCCGGCGTCCTGCGGCACGTCGCCCTCGACGGCGAGAATCCGCCGCCTGACAAGCGCGAGCGCCGCCATTGCCGATTGATACGTTGGATGCGTTGGGCGTGGCGGCTCTGGCGGGTGCAGGTCGGCCGGCCCGATCGGCCGAGATGGCGGCTTGGGCGACGGCCAGAGCACGACGGCAACAGCGGCGACAACCAAAAGTGCAGGAATCATGCGGCAGCCCTCACCAGCGGCAGGATGGATTCAATGGCACCGTCGGCCAGGTGCAGCACGAGCGAGCGAACGCCTGGGCGAAACATGGCCCAAAACGGCCGCACGTAATAGGGCACGAGCGAATCGGCGACGGTGTCAAAAAGCAGGCCGACGGCGTTCATCACCCATACCTTTTTTTCAGCACCCTCAACCGGAAACGAGTCGGCCGCGGCGACGCTGATTCGCATCAGGCCCAGAAGCAGCTCGCCAAATTCGGCGACCGTCAGGCCATCCGCGGCCAATGCACGGGCCTGCTCGATGTAGGCGTGGATCTTGTTTCCAAGGCCGGCCACGTCATCCGCGGCGGCAATCGGTGCATTGGCTATGCTCACGTGGCAACTCCCATCAGGTGTATCTCGATGTCGACGGCAGACCCACCGCCGTTTGTCAGGTCGATGTCTGCAAGGTTGATGCCGGCCGGCAGCACGTGGTAGGCCAGCCCGCCCGCTTGCAGCGGAAAGCTGCCAATACCGGAACCAAGCGTGACCGTCACGCTGCCGCTGGCGCTGGTGTTACGCAGCAAAAAACCGCGCACGCTTGAAAACGACAGCGTGCCGCTGCCGCCGTAGACGTTCGTGGTCAAGTCGGTCAGATCAAGGCTTTCGGTGGTGCTGGCGGCGACCGTCACCACGTCGCGGTGGTATTGATCAGCCTGGCCGGCGGCGGTGCCGTTTGACAGCTGCGACGTAATTGACAGCGGTGCCGAATCGACAACGTTGACCAAATCAAGCGGCTCGGTCCACGCCGGCGAAAACTGCAAAAAGCCAGTAAATACAAAGCTACGCGCCACTGCCGCTGCCTCCGATCGCCTGCGTGGACGTGCCGAGAATGTAGAGGCTGTAGCTGACGGCTACGCTCGAGGGATTCGCAATTTGCAGCTCGCTGTTTTCGCTTGTCACAATCCACGCGTCGACGTGATTGACTGCGGAAAATTCGCTGCCCGGCCCAACCTCAATCGCGTAGGTGCTCTGCGGCCGGCCAGGGTCGGCTCCGACGAGCACGCGACGGCCGGCGACGGTTTCGTTGTTCACAATGCGCACAATACGCACCTGCCGAAACGTATACGGCACATCGACGTTAAACGTCTGCTGCGTTAGCGTGAGCAGATCGATAACCTCGACGGTGTTCGCCGGAATCGTGCGGGTGTCGGTAAACACCAAGTCGGCCTCGCCAGGGCCGTCGCCGTCTGTTACGCCGTAACTAACCGACTTAAAAGCTTCCTGCGATACGCTGCCGGTTTCTTGTGCGTCGACGCGCTGCCAATTCAGATTGACTTGCAGGCTGCCGGTCAGCGTGTCGGTAAGACTTTCGGCCATTACAGCAATCCCTTACGTCGGGCAGCCTGCAGCTGCCGCACCGTCAATCCCGTCTTCCACGACAGCAGCTCGAGCCACTGCGATTCGTTGCGCCGGCTCGTAATCTTGCCCCATGTAGTCGTGGTGCGGATGTGAGCATGTGCGAGCGGCGACAACTCATCTGCAGCGGCCATCGGCTCTCGCATCCCGCCAAATTTGACGAAGTGCGAGCGGTCCATGTCGTCAATGCTCAGTCTACGACGCGCCATGCTGCTGCTGTCAGTGGTTGCGCTCCAAGCACTCGCTGCGGCAGGCCGCGTAGCCGGCACTGTCAACGTCGTTGTCGCGGGTGTATCCGGTGCCCAACATGCGAGCGATCTTGTCCAGTTGCATGATCGTGGCCCAATCGGCCGGCTTAAACGTTGTGCCAAACGCCGCATTTACTAGCGCGACGGTGCGAGAAAAATGCTCAATCGGCGGGCCGTAGGTTTGGCGTCGGCTAGCAACCGCTCTGGCAGCATCCTCGAGCAGTTTTACCGCCTCCGGCGCGTCGTCTCGCAACAGGTGGTCATGCGGCAGCGGCGGGTCTGCGGGCGTGCCATTTTTGGCGGCGTCAATTTCGGCCTGGCCACGCAGGATGTAGTCGTTGGGAATCTTGACGCGATGCTGCTCGAGTTCTGCGGCCATTTCCTCTCGCTCCTTTATTAGTCGTACAACGTCAGCGGCCAGCGATCCGGCCGTCCCGGTCCACTGGCCCAT